ATGGGCAGACAAATACCTTCGGCAGAAATCGACTAAATTATACTTACTTTATATGAGCACACCAGCACCAATCGCAACCTACAAGGAACTCGTAGATCTATTCCGCACCATCTGCACTTCGCAGTTGGCCGTGAAGCAGTTCCAGGTCGGGCAACTTTCCGACATAGACAACCAGAACGTCGAGCACACCTTTGTTCGCTTCCCGCTGGTGTTCATGATTCCTGGCCAGTCCAGCATGGACAGGTTTGGTAAGGTCCTGTTTGGCTTTTCCTTTATTGTAATGGACATCGCCAAGGACAACGACGAGCAGTTGGCCATCGACACCCACAACAACACGTTCATGATAGCCCAAGACATCTTCTCTAAGTTTATCATGACGGACTGGCTGACAGTTGGGGCTAAGATAGAAACCCCAATCTATCTGCTTCCGTTTGTGGAGAGATTCAACAACAACCTAGCCGGCTGGTCGGCAGAGATTTCCGTGGAGATCCAATCTCCGTTCAACCTGTGTGACGCAGCCTTCCCAGCATAATGGAACTAAGCCTAAAACCCGTTCTCCCGATCATTAGTAAGATCATGCAGGACCAACTGCGCAGACAGGCACCTGTGGCTACTGGGGCACTGCAGAAGTCAGTTACAGTTCGTGCGATAGAAACAAAAGACGGGGTTCAGTTGGTTACAGGTTTCTTAAACTATGGGGTCTTTACAGATTCAGGAACAGGCAAATACCGCAGACCCAACCCTGATGCAAAATGGAATCAAAGACCTGGCAAGGGCAAGGGTGGAATCAAGCCAAGATATTGGACCAACCTGGACAATGCAATAACAATCAGGATATCCCGGATTATCGAGCGGGAGATAGCAAAGCAAATACAACAATCATTCGGAAAATAGATGAAACCAACTTTTACAATAAACGGGGAGAAATACACCTTCCAAGATGTAACCCTCAGAACCTACTATAGTCTAAGAGAAATCTTAGCCAAAGGGGAAACAAAGACTTCGGAGTTTGAAGTCGTGCAATGCATGACTGGTTGCCCAGTAAAGCTTCTTAGACAACTTCCCTATGCAGACTGGCTGATGGTCTGGGAAGAAGCAAGCTTACAGATAGGCAAGTTAACCGGAGACACCAACTCCGTTCGTCCCATCATAGAACTCAACGGGATTAAATATGGTCTTCCTGCGGTTGCTGATTTAACAATAGGAGAATTTGCAGACCTCGATGTCATTCTGTCTTCAGGAAAGGCGGACGAAATGCTGGCGGACATTGCAGCAGTTTTGTATAGACCAATCCTGAAGCAGAAGGGAGACAAGTTAGTTCTGGAACCCTACGACACCGACGGATTCGAAGAACGCAAAGTGCTCTTCATGGACTTACCAGTCACCTGCGTTCGTTCTGCTAATGCTTTTTTTTTGCAGTCCGCAGCCTCATTACTAAAGAATACAGCGGGCTCTTTGTTGAAGAAAGCTCAGAAGAAGGGGACTTCCCAAGACGTCCTGGACTCGCTCCAAAACCTAATGCTGCAAGGTCCTGGTGGGGACTTCTTAATCTCCTTGCAGGAGGAAATCCTCTTGAACTTGAAAAAGCAACCGTCCTCCCGATTCGCTCGGCTCTCAACTGGCTTGCCTGGAAAAAAGACGAAACTCGTAAACACAATCTGGCCGTTCAGGCGCAAACAAAACACAAAGTAAGATAATGGCAATCACCAATACTCTCCAATCCCCACCGCTCTGGTCGGCAGCTTTTAATCCAATCATCTGGATGGTCGAGTCGGATCAGACCACCCAATATAAGTTTAGGTATGTCTTCGACGTTTACGTCAACAACAAACCGAAGGTTAGATTCAAGACGCCTCCAAACCCAGAAGGCAAGGGACTGATAGATGTCAACGCACTTGTGGCTGCAGAGTTGGAGATTCCTCTGAACCTTCCGATGCTGTCAGACACCCCGTTCTACACAGGAGATTACCTGGCTACCAAAGTTTACATTCTGGCTGGAGAAGAGTATGCTACAACTCCTACCGGAAACACAGTCATCTACAACGGACTTGGTGCAGTTGGAGAACCTGCTTATGGCCTGTATGCAGATTCAAACTTTAGACCTGCACCGAATGCTACAACTCCAGTGGCAGCTTGGGCGGCTGCTCAGTCTCCAGAAGACTACTACACTTGGTTGGCTACTGGTGGTGAACTTGCATTGCAGTATGAGATGGCGTTAGGACAAGTCAACGACACCGGCGGGAAGTTTCTAACTAACTGTCCGGATTCACCCCAGTCGATTAGGTCCGACGAGAACTTCACACTAACCTGGTTCAACAGGAATTTCGAGGCGGCAACAGGTCCTCAGACTTTCCCATATGCAATGGTGGTGGACTTCTACAACAACAACGCATCTGTGGGTTCTTCCGTCTTCTACAACACTGTGGCAAACGGAGGCATCTGGCCGTCTTGTTCAGTTGCACCTTCACCAGCAACGGGAGCTTCAGGACCAGAAAACTACTTGGAGTCGTTCAAGATAAACCCAGGACAGACTTTCACCTACACGAGAAATAAGCAGGAAATTTTCGGACCTAACTGGCAGTTCGGTCTTGCCGTTCCAACGGTGGATACTTTCCCAAGTCAAATTTCGACAGGACTTACCCCACCAGTTTCTGGAATTCAAATAGGTTCTTTCGACGACACCTGGCTAACTTGTGATTTCGGAGCAACAGGTTCTACTGAGATTGCCTATCGGGCGATGCAAGCAGCAACTGGGGCAGTCTTAGACATTCAGATGTCCTCTGCGAATGCTTGGGGCACTGACTTTCCAACTTTGCAACTTTGGGGCACAACTTCACCAACCCTAACAACTGGGGCAAACTGGGAGAAGTTGGGAGACTTTTCAGAAACAGAAGAGCCCACAAGCTTTACCTACTACACGTTCAACGGCACAACCACAAAACAATACTTTGCACTGGGAGTTAGATTCCAGATAGCAACTGCAGGCCAATTTAACGAGCCGTTTATCGGACCAACGGGCTACCCTTCCCCGGCCAATCTGGACTGTATTCAGGAGTGGAACATCACCCAGACCTTGACCGAACCGTTCGACAAGATGTGTCTTGCTTTGTATCCATACGACACATATGGAACTTGCGGTGTTGGGGCAACAGCAACCTCCCAGACCATCTGTCTAAATATAGACGACACGAACTGCTGGGGATTCCAACCAATCAGGTTTACTTGGATCAACCCTTTGGGCGGCAGAGACTGGTTCACGTTCATCAAGAGAAACACCTTTGTTCAGCAGGCAGCAAGATCTACCCTTTACAAACTTCCTGGCTACTGGTCGGCAGCAACCTATTCCGTCAAGGACAACCAACCTGCACGCTTTGGAACAACAGTGTTTAGAGCAGATCTAACTAACACTTGGACTGCTTCGACGGACTGGTTGACCGAAGAACAGTCCGCTTGGCTCAGAGAAATGTTTGCTTCCCCTTCTGTGATAGCTTACCTGCCGGACAGAACAGAACCGGTGGCTGTAATTATCCAGGACGCAGAATACGCAGTGCAAACTATTCGCAGAGAAAACCTATTCCAATACTTTGTATCATTCGTAGAATCTCTACCAGCAAACACACAAGGTTACTAATATGTCTAAAGTCCAACTCTTTGCAATCAACCCACAGGGGGAAACAGTTCTTCTGCAGCTGTCAGAAGATTCTCCTGTGAAGATGTCTCTGTCGGTGGCGGAGATAAACCCGTTCACCCCATCTTCTTTCTTCTCCCAGACCTTTAGACTTCCCGGCATCGGGCCGAACACTCAGTTCTTTCAAGATGTTTACTCGGTCAACGGCAGCACGTTCAATCCGGCTGCGGCAGCACAGGCTTGGATTCTCTCAGACGGAACTTTGTTTTCTTTGGGAAATCTAAATCTCCAGTCTGTTGTAACCAACGAACTAAGTGGCAACATAGAGTATGACGTTTACTTCCTGGGGGACACCTCAAACTTATCTACCCAGATTGGGGAAGATGGAATGAACACCATCGATGCATCGGAGTTAGATCACGTCCTCTCCTATGCGAATGTCACAGGATCTTGGGCGGCAACAGGAGGTGCAACTGCAGGTCTGAAAGACGGAAACGTTCTATATCCTCTGTGCGAGTGGGGCTACACCTACTCAGATGCAACTAAGCTTCCCGAGCAGAACACCCTGTCCCACAACTATGCAGAGTCGTTTACTAAGAATGCAAGTTACGCTATTAGAATGGAGCAGATGAAACCTGCAGTCAGAGTCAAGTGGCTGTTCGATAAGATTCTGTCTGATGCAGGCTACACCTACGAATCTGCTTTCTTAGATTCGGACTACTTCCAGTCTCTCTACTTTGTGTCGGATTCTGTGGCAAGACCCTACTTTCTAAAAGAGTCAGGAACTTGCCAAGCAACCTCTCTACCCTTTTCAGTAACAATTTCTCAGGAAAGAATTGTTCCGTGGGACACAGTAGACAACGACCTCAACCAGGCGTTTTCCCTAATAACTGGAACATGGACAGCTCCAGCAGGAGGCAACTACAGCTTTTCTGCGGCAGGAAAAGCAAGAGTAGACTTTGGAAACAACGCTGCATTCAAGGTGTTGGTTTACAAGAACAATGTGCTCTACTATGATTCTGGAGTTCTTACAACCTTTGGAGTAACAGAAAAAATCTGGTCTTGGTCTTCGGGCACAATAACTTTGGTAGAAGAGGATAGAATAGATGTTAGAATTCAGCAGATGTCTTTTGGAAATACAGATGCAATCTTCTACAATACAGTGTTCAACTGTTTAACTGGACCTAACTCAGTTGGAGTTTCTTCTTTCTTCCCGGACGAAACAATCCTCAAGAAGATAGACTTTGTTCGCTCTTTGGTTCGCATGTTCAATCTGGTGTTCGAACCATCAAGGGTAGTTCAAAAGACCTTTGTCATAGAACCCTGGATCGACTGGGTGCAAGCAGGGGGAATTGTAGACTGGACAAGACTCTATGACGGGTCTGCAGATCTTCAGTCTTCACCAGTCTTTGCAGAGCAACAGAGAATTCTAAAGTTCGGTGCACAAGAAGACGAAGATTGGCTGAACAAGCAATATCAAGATCAGAGCAAAGCAGACTACTGGTATCGTCAGTTCGACTCGGGCATCAAGCTTATTAGAGACGAACAGCCGATCGACGTGCAGTTCGGAGCTAACCCAATGCAGTCCATTCCTTCTAAGGGTGCTACCCAATATCCGGACTGGGTGTTTCCAACTTTGGGAAGACTTCAGCCAGGAGACCCAGATCAGCCCAACTCTGCCCAGATCCAACCCATCGTTCCTCTTCCAAGACTGTATCACTACAACGGCTTACAATCTAACCCAACCTCTTGGTATCTATACAACCTGCCAGACGGTGCAGGAACTGGGCAGGCCCAGAACTCCTATCCGTTAGTTTCTCCATACTCTTCCTGGCCGCCGGATTTATTTTCCACAATCAATCTAAATTTCTTGTCCAAACCGCAGACTTGGTCGGCAAATTCCACCTATGTTGCACAGACCGCCCAGGATTTATACACCAAATATTGGTCCGAGTATGTCGATTGGCTTTACGACCCGTTCAACAGAAAGGTGGCTCTGACCCTTAGACTTGACCCTGCAGACATTTTAGAACTTGCGTTCAACGACCGCATCTGGATCAAGGACACCTGGTATTTCATTCAGAAGATAGCAGACTATGTTCTGGGACAGACTGCTCTGGTCAGAGTTGATTTAGTTAAAGTTCCAGCAGTGGCAATCCCAGGTCCTATTCCTTTGGCTGCTACAGGAGGAACTGGAGGCACAACCTGTAGAACAATTTCAGTCTGCAACAACAACGCTTTTGGAACTCCGGCAGTTTCTTACACCTACGTCGACTGCAACAACGACCTTCAGTCCATCACGATAGATCCTCTTTCCTGTGGTCCTGAATTTTGTGCGCTTGTTCCTCTCGTCAATCCACTTCCAAGCGGACTGTCTTTTACAGATCTTGGATCTTGCGGATCGACTGGAGCAAGTTTAGTTCTCCAAATTGTTACTGCCAACGCAAGTCCAATCTTCCCACAAGAAGCAACAACGGTAACTGTTTCTGGGGCGAGCGGAGGAACTGCAGGAACCTACATTCCAATCCAGACTTACACAGTAGAAGGGGACAACAACTTTTCTATCGAATGGCCTTTCCTTCCAGGTGGCTTTGGAGTCAAGGTAGAACTAAGTTCTAACATTGCACTCGCAACTCCTATTACTTCCCAAGAAATTTCTCTGGCAACTAACGGAACAACCGGAGCAACAGCAGGGAGAACCGGAACTTACCAGCCCATCTCAGCAATCTTTCCGGCAGTTATCAACACCGCCAACACTTACACAGCATACATCAACATAACATACTAACCCATGGCAGAACCAATAAAATTTGAAGCAACAGGATTTCAGTCTCTAAAAGCCCAGATCAGGGAAGCAAACTTAGAGTATCAGGCTCTGTTATCCAGCATAGATGCAACACCAGAAGCAATCTCGGCGGCAGCAACCAAAGTTGCAGATCTAAAAGACAGATTCGACGATGCAAACGATGCAGTCAACGCACTAACAGGGGCTGGTAAATTCCAGGCTTTCACAAGAGGGCTGGCAGCAGTTTCGGGTGGTTTTACAGCTTTGCAGGGTGCAATCACTTTGGTGGGCGGAGACGTCAAGGAGTTCGAACAGACATTCCAAAGACTACAGGCAGCCATGGCTTTGACTCAAGGTCTAAGCGCCATGGAAGATTTAGGAAATGCGTTCGGCAACATTCAGAAGGCAGCAGTTGGTGCGTTCAACGGCATTAAGGCGGCGTTCGGTTCTACCGGAGTGGGTGCAGTTATTCTGGCGGCAACTGCTCTTCTCTCTGCACTGATCTACAAATTTACCCAGGCATCGGACGAAGCAAAAACTATAAAATCTGCAGACGAAGCCTACAAAGATTTCAATACAACCCTTGCCGACACTAACAGGTTGATGAATGCAAGGCTTGGCTACATCAAAGAAACTGCTAAAGACGAAAGAGAATACTTAGTAGAAGTTCAAAAGTCAAGACAAGAACAAGAAGATGATTTGACTGCGCATCTTGATGAATTATCGAGAAAACAGGCGGCTTACGATTCTGATCTTGCCTTTGCTCTAATACAGGGAAACCAAGCCAGAATAAAATCAGCCCAAGCAAACGTTGATGCAACAAAAAAAGAGTTCTCAGAAACTTTAGCAGCAAGGCAAGAAGCAATCAATCTTACCAAGGCAGCAGAAAACGCTATTACTAAATATGACAAGGAGCAATTAGCAGAAAGATCTAAGAACAAAAAGACGGCTGTTAAAGAAGATAAAAAGGAAGATGATGCAGCAGCCAAGGCAGAAGCAGAAGCAGAAGCAGCCCGACTAAAAGCACTTGACCAAAGGGTAAAAGCAGAAATTGCAGCCAACAAATCTTCCAGAGCAGTAAGACTTGCCAATGCAGAATCTGATGCTGCAACCATTCAGATAGAGTATGAAAACAAACTTAAGGACCTCGAGGAGAACTACAAGCTTGAACAGATTGCCGCAGCAGGAAATGCAGAAGCTCTGCTGCTGATAGATCAAAAGTATATAGACGATCAAATTCTACTTGACAAAGAAGCAGAAGAAAAATTTGCAAAACTAGAAGAAGACGCAGACAAGAAAAGAGAGGAGAAGGCAAAGGCAGATAGAGAAAAAGCCGACAAGCAAGCCCAGGAAGATTTAGAAAAAGAGTTGGCAAGAAGACAAATGATGGAGGATCTTATCCTTGATTCTGCACAAACTCTAATCTCAGATCTAAAATCACTAAATCAAAACTACGACAAAGACAACGAAGAGGCGGCAAAGAAAGCCTTCGAAAGAGAAAAGGCTTTGTCAGTAGCTTCTGCACTGATTTCAACTTACCTCTCGGCTTCTAAGGCCTACACTTCCCAGATAATACCTGGAGATCCTACCTCTTTGGTCAGAGCACAGGTGGCTGCAGCAGTTGCAATCGTTTCAGGTTTAGCCAGAGTTGCAATTATTTCTGGACAGCAGTTCGATGCTTCTGGATCTTCTTCAACTTCGTCTTCATCTTCAGCTCCACAGGCAACTCCATCTACCTATGCAGAAGGTGGACTGCTTACAGGTAATTCTCACGACATGGGGGGTATAAGAACTTCGATGGGAGAACTGGAAGGTGGAGAATTTGTTATCAACCGCAGGGCAACAGCTAACTTCTTACCCCTCCTCGAGTCTATCAACTCTCTTGGAAACACCAACGCAGCAGATGTTCCGATGTCATCCCAAACACAAATCATCAAGACCTATGTGGTTGCGACCGATATGTCTTCCCAGCAAGAAGCAAACGCAAGACTAAATGCTCTTGCCAGATTGTAATAAAATTATACTTATACCTATATGGAAAAAAGAGTTATAGACTTAGAAATTATAGACGATGCAGACAACTCCGGAGTTTCTGCAATCGCATTTGTAGACGTTCCTGCAATCGAGAAGGACTGGATGGCTTTCAAGGTCGAGCAGTTCGTTGATCCTTCTGCTGGAGAATCAGAAGACGAATTCATTCCCCGTTGCATTGCTAAATTAGTTGGAGACGAAGGGTATGACACCGACCAGGCTGCAGCAATCTGCTACAGCACCTACAGAGAGAAGGCTTCGGCAGCAGAGTTTGCAGCAGAAACCTACACCGACTACCCAGAGGCAGCAGTCAACAACGCAAAGCGTGCACTGGCTTGGGCAGAGAAGAACGGATGGGGAGACTGCGGAATGGGACCAGGTAAGGCGAGAGCAAACCAACTGGCAAATCGTGAACCAATTTCAGAAGACACCATTGCTCGCATGTCTGCATTCCAAAGACACAGACAGAACTCAGATACCCCTTACGGCGAAGGATGTGGCAAACTTATGTGGGATGCTTGGGGCGGAGACGCTGGAGTAGAATGGGCAGAAAGAAAACTAAAGTCTATTCGCAAAGAGGAAATGTCCTACGACACGGGAGCACTTCCCGCCTATGTGGACGAAATCCCTAAGAAGAAGGACAAGTTTGCTCTGCAGGGTATTCCACTTCCAAGAGGACAAAAGGTTATCCTACAGGCAGAAGACGAAGACTACGACAGAGGATTAGTTGTTGAACTTTTAGAAGACGGAGGCTACAATGTGGAATACTGGTTCGACGAACCCACCAACATAGAGCCTGCAGAGATTGAAGTTGATGGAGAAACCATCACAGATTCTGGAAATTTAGTTTACATCGGCTACCACCCAGAACTGGAAAAGTTTGCAGCACCTGCTTCAGGCAACAAAGGAGACAGACCTCTGGCAAGAATTCCTAAAGAGGACAGAGGCAGAACTGGATCCGTTAAGAACGAACCAGGAGATAGCAAAACAACAAGAGGAGGGGTAGAAGTTTCTCAAGAAGTAGAGGGAACACTAAAGGATAAGATTGCAAAGCACAACGAAGCAAATCCACAGGAGTCCCAGAAAGCAACCTTGGGTATGCTAAAAGCAGTATGGAGAAGAGGAGCAGGAGCATATTCCGTTGGAACCCCAGGCAAAAGAGGCATGACCAGATCACAGTGGGCGATGGCGAGAGTAAATTCCTTCCTGAACATTCTGGCAGGAAACCAGTCTGGATATGACAAAGACTACAAGCAGGACAACGACCTACTTCCTAAAGGACATCCTAAACATTCTGAAGAAAAGATGGGCTACTACTTTGCATCAGAAGACCAGCAGATTGTAGTTGGACCAGCAATGATTCCAGATATGGAAATCCTACGCAAAGACGAAGAAGGTAAACCCTACTACGTTCGTTTCTCTAAGGCAGTGGTGCAGAAGATTGCAGAAAAGTTCATGATGGAACTTCGCAACCATGACACAAACATCCAGCACGATGCAAAAGATCCAGCACATTCGTTTGTAATGGAATCTTGGATCGTGGAGAACACAGAAGACAAAGCAAACTCCCTCTACGGATTCGAAGTTCCTGTAGGAACATGGATGGTCAAGATGAGAGTGCAAGACCCAGAAACTTGGAAGCAAATCAAGGCTGGCAAACTAAAGGGCTTTTCTATCGAAGGCAACTTCATGGAAAGGGGAGACTACCTGGAATACCAGAAGGACAAGGAACTCTACGACAGAGTAATAAAGATCCTAAAATCTATGTGAGGAAATGTCATATGACTTTTAGTCTATACTTACCCTATGTAAACCAAAATAAAATTTACAAACTATGAACTTTTATCAAGAAAAACTAAACCAAATCAAGATTGCCTTAGGCATGGAAGTGAAGATGGTGGAGGCTACTTTGAAGGATGGAGTTACCAAAGTTGAGACTGAAGCATTAGAGCCAGGAAGCAAGATTTACGTTGTTTCTTCAGAAGGCGAAAAAGCACCAGCACCAGAAGGTATCCATGAAACAGAAGATGGCACCAAAGTCTACGTCGACAGCGAAGGTGTAATCACACAGGTAGAAAAGCCTGAGAAGGAAGTCGAAATCGAAATCGAGGCAGAAGCCGAGAAACCATCCGAAATTCCTGCAGGAGAATCTACAGCCGAACAGCCAACTAAGTCGGAAGCAACAATTACCAAAGAAGAAATGGCGTCTTACGTGGACAACATGATGGAAAAGGTAATGATGGCTATCGAAGAAGTTGCTAAAGAGGTTGGAACAGTAAAGGAAGAAATGGCCTCTTACAAATCTAAAATGGAGAAAATGTCAAAGACTCCAGGAGCAACTAAGATCACCACTTTCAATAACGAAGCACCTACTTCAACAGACCCAATCGAAAACCAACTTGAAGGCCTAAAAACCGCCAGAGAGGAATTCAGAAAATCATTCAAAAAATTCTAAAAATAATAAACTAAAACTATGTCATTTTCATTAGGGGCCTTATCGGCCTACACCGACCAGCTTTCTACAGATCTTGTATCGAAGGCTCTATTGAAGCCATATTCAGTTCAAATGCTGACTATCATGGCTGGTAAGACTGCAGGAACTTCTGCAATCAACTTGCTAAATTCTAATCCTTACATCATCGATGCTACTTGTGGTTTCAACACTTCAACAGTAGGACCAGGTGGAGCAACAGGTAACGCTACCGTGTTCAGCCAGATCGATCTTGTAGTTCAATCTAAAATGTTGAAAGAACAACTTTGCCCAGAAGATCTAAGAAACTACTGGTTGTCAAGTCAACTTTCTCCTTCTGCTTACGCTACAACTGTTCCTTTCGAAGAGCAGATTGCTAACAACAAAGTTGCAAACATTGGTGCTTTCGTAGAAAACACTGTATGGCAGGGCGATGGTGCAAACCTTGACGGTCTGCTTGCACAAGCAACTGTTGCTAACGGATGTATCGGCGGAACAGGCGCAGGAATTACAGTTCCTTTCGCAGTAGGAACTGCATTTGAATCTATGTTCGGTATCGTAAACAAACTTTCAAACGCTCTAAGACAAGAGAACGATTTGGTTGCTTACATGTCTTACACTAACTACCAGATCCTTGTTCAGGCAATCATGGCAGAAGGTAATTCTTTGATTACCCAATACCCTAACATTGCAAACGTAACTGGAGATGCTCCATCTACATTCGTATTCCCTGGAACTAACGTAACTGTATTCGCAGCACCTGGTATCAACACCAACAACCACATCATCCTTGGACCTAAGAAGTATATCTACTTCGGAACTGGTCTTTTGGACGACGCTGACAACTTCAAGTTCTACTACGATCCTTCACAGGATATCGTGAACTTCATGTCTAAGTTCAGATTGGGAACTGCTCTTTACACTTCCCAGTTCGTTTCTACCATCTAATTCACCCCAAGGGGAGCGTAAAAAACTCCCCTTTACTAAACTAAAATAATCTAAAACAACAATGTCTACATCATGTAATTTATCAGCAGCAATCGCTTTAGACTGTTTAGATGCTATCGGGGGTATAAAAACACTTTGGGTATCTTCTGACTTCGACTATACAACTTTTACTGCAGGTGCTACTTCAGGTATCACTGCTCTAACAGGCGGAACTGGAGATTTCTACCAAATCCAAGTTGCTAAAGATGTTGCGTCTTTCACCGAGACTTTCAACATTTCTAACACCAACGGAACTGCATTCTTCACTCAGGAAGTTACTATCCCAGTTCAACACCTTTCCTCTGACAAGAGAGCACAAATTCAGTTGCTTGCTTACAACAGAGCGTCTCGCGTTGTATTCGAAGATAACAACGGCCTATACTGGTTAGTTGGTCTAACAAGAGGTTGCGTAATTTCAACAGGAACTACCACTACTGGAACTGCTCCTGGAGATGCTACACAGTATTCTTTCGTCCTACAAGCGATGGAACCTGCTATGGCGTATCAAGTTTCAACACTTGCTTCTCTAACTGGAACTACCTTCACCGACGCCTAACACACAAAAAGGCGCATCTATTTTCCTAAGCGAGCCCCGGGTTTTTGATATTTCCTGGGGCTTGTTGTGTCAGTTTGGACCGATTTCATACTTACGAGTAAGATGCTAAATTTCATACAGGGAACAACCGGACCGGCTATCATCTACGCCAACACCATTTCGAACGCTGACATAACCTACGGAAACTATTTTCTGTTTGATTTTCAAAGCACCTATTCGAAAAGGCACGTGTATGTGGTTCCAACCGTAGAGGTTAGAAACGAAAGATACATTGAGTTTACCGTCGGGGCTACGGGGCTACAGGAGATGCAGAACTGGACTTACAGTGTCTATAATTTTACTGCTCCTTCTAATGTTCCTGCTCCTAATGGAATTCTTATAGACCAAGGACAGGCATTTTTGACCCCAGCATGATCAATCTAACCGCAGGAGAAACCAACCAAATTATCATCTACGCAGACACAGTGTCGAATGCGGATGTTAGTTATGGCAACTATTTCCTATTTGGATTTCAAGACACCTTTTCGAAGGAATACTTCTACGTTATCCCGGACTACACGACCAGGAACACAAGGTTTATCAACTTCCAGATTATGGTGGCAGACACCTGCATCATAGATCCAGATCAACCAGAGATTTTTCTACGTCTTCCGGGCAACTGGAACTACAAACTTTGGAACATGGTTGCACCTTCGCTGGATCCAGCAGATGGAGATCTTATCGACCAGGGACAGGCTTACCTAAATCCATACGACCCACCAGAAGTTGGCTTTGTCGAATATGTTTCTGACAATGAGAATTTAGAATCTGAGGTTTACATGTTTTCAGAGGCAATTGAGTTTGTCTCTTACGGTGCTCCTGAATGTGCATTCTGGGATTTAGACGAAGATTTTTGGAATTTGTCCGAGACCATTTGGAACGAGTGTGTTGAAGTAGCCAATAACAATCTATCGTCGGATGTCTACATGTTCTCAGAGGCAATCGAATTTGTCAAGTATGTTTCCGACAACGAAAACCTTCGTTCAGTTGTTTACTATTCTGGAGAATTCCTCTGCTGCGTCATCGACGAATACAACTCACCCTATGTGGTTTCTACTTTCGAAGAATCCAACTGCGACCCGCTCTACGTGACTGGCCTCGGATTTTTGGACATTACAGGCACAGGGGAACTTTACATAAATACAATATAAACAACAATCATGGCAGGAAGACTAAGGCTAGGAGCCACAGGCGGACAAATAGAAATTTCATATTCTGGAACTACTCCGGCGACCGCAGCAGCAAATTATCTAAACGTGTTCGTGAACAGCAGCGGACAGTTATCCAGCATCGGTGCTACCGGTGATGTTATCATCTATGGGGAAATGGGCAGTGGAACGTCCGGAACTTCGGGATCGTCAGGAACTTCTGGCTCGAGCGGCAGCAGCGGTTCGTCTGGCTCTTCTGGCTCTTCGGGAACTTCTGGTTCAAGCGGAACTTCTGGCAGCAGTGGAACAAGTGGTTCGTCAGGAACAAGTGGAGGAACAGGATCTTCTGGTAGCAACGGAACGTCAGGTTCTTCTGGAACTTCGGGTTCTTCTGGCTCAAGCGGGTCAAGTGGAACTTCGGGCAGCAGCGGAACTTCCGGAACAGATGGATCTTCTGGCACAAGCGGGTCAAGTGGAACTTCGGGTTCTTCTGGTTCTTCTGGAACTTCCGGAACAGATGGATCTTCTGGAACAAGCGGATCTTCTGGATCTTCGGGAACGTCAGGATCTTCGGGAACATCGGGTTCGTCCGGAAGTTCAGGAACAAGTGGATCTTCGGGTATAAATGGAGCAACAGGAGCAAACGGTTCTTCTGGACAGTCAGGAGCAACTGGTCCAACCGGTCCAGGAGCAATTCTGCTGACCAATCAAACTCTGGCAACTGGAGGTTGGTCTTTGGTGGGTTCTTACTATCAGTATACCTACACAAATGCAAATATCACAACAACTTCTGTGGTGGATTTTGTCCCATATAACGATTCTGTTTTTACTTCCCAGATTTCTAGGGTTTACCCTTATGTTCAAGCACTTGGTGGATCTGCTACCTTCTATGCACTCTATCCACCCAATGCTTCAATCATCGGGGATGTAACAATTTTAACAACTTCATAAGATGGCATTTCAAATAGCAAACCAAACATCAACTTCTCTACTTCGCCCAATCCCAACTCCTGGTCCTTGGGTGAGACCCGCAGATTGGCTTACCATTACAGATACTGCTGGTGAGGTTAGATTTTTAATGAGCAACGCAGCAAGTTCTTTTGCTGCAATTGCAACTACTTTTACCAGAGGAGCAACTGGAAATATCTTTATAGATTGGGGAGATGGAACTACTGACACAATTTCTACCATCACATCAACTACAACAAACCACACATATGGAACTGGAGGAACCCCAAGTTCTCTTGGGTATGACATGTGGAGAGTTAGAGTTTACGGAGACGCAGGAACAACAATCACAAACACAAAAATTGTAACCAATGCCAACGGATTTAACAACCTCAATTCTGTTTCAAGTGTGTTGGAAGCAGTCTACGGAGATGGAACTCAAACTGTTGGATTTGGAACTTTATTTCAAAGCGGAGGAGTTGTAACTTTTCCTTGGCTCCAATACGTAAAATTACCATCTGCTATTCCGGCATCGTTTAATGGAGATTTTGGATTTCAAAACTGTCTTGCTTTAAGAAAGGTCATCATGCCAACTTCGACCGGAGCCTCTCAGGTAGGATCTTTATTTCTGAGTTGCAATAATTTAACAGACCTTACATTTTGCCAAACCATGAACAACTGTATTAGTTTATCTGGTGCTTTTGGCGGATGCTCTGCTTTGACTTCTGTTACTCTCCCAACTTCTCTTCCAAACGTAGTTTCAATTTCGGATTTATTTTCTGGGTGTGTGTCGTTAACTTCTATCGTTATGCCCACTTCAATGCCGAAACTTGCTAACTACCAAAGGGCGTTTCAGAACTGTAGAAGTTTACTTTCTTTCGAAATTCCAAACTGGCCAACTGCAGCAGGCAATGTTACTTTTGATACTGTGTTTAACGGCTGTTCTTCTTTAGAATACATTAAACTTCCACCTGTGGGTCCAACCGGAGGAAATATCATTATGAACAGTGCATTTAATGGCTGCTCAAATCTAAAAAGTATAAATCTGTCAGGATATACTGGAATTACCACTTTGGCTTCAACATTTGCTTCTTGCGTTTCTTTAGCAACCTGTATTCTTCCTACGACAGCATCTTCTTTGACAAATATGGGAACAACTTTTTCTGGGTGTTCCACATTACAACAAATAACACTTCCGACAACAGT